CATTTGCTCATGTTAATAGAATCAAACATGCATTGCACCGCCATAGCCATATCAAAGATTTTAGACCCACTGAAAGACAGACTAAAATTTGGTTCAATATAATCAATCGAGAAATTTTTGAATCTCAATTAAAAAGACCCAAGATCACTGTGAGTCAAAAAAAACAAATATTTGGGCAGTGTGTGGCCAATTGGGACGCCAGGGTATTGGGACGCAAAGGTGAATGGAATCAAAAGAAAATACCCTATCATAACCCCACTATAAAATATGTGATCGAAATGCATCATAGATTTGACACTTGGAGAGACTATATTGAAACACTGGCACATGAAATGATACATCTGTATCAAATGACCATACAACAAGATTCCACGGCCAATCACAATGATAACTTCTATGCTTGGAAAAATCGTTTCAAAAAATTTGGATTAAATTTAAGTAGATAATAAACCTTATTTATCAAGATTTGGATTTGTCAGGTGTTCTAGGGTGATTATTTCATCTTTTGGCAAAACTTGTGTGTCTGACGCTTTCTTCGCAAAAGATTTGCTTTTTGCCCAAGATTTATAAGACATTTCCTTGTCCGCTTTGGCTTCTATTCTTCTGATCTGTCTTAAACTCTTTTTGGACATACAATACTTATCTTGTTGTTGACATAGACACCAAATAGTGCTATATTTGATAGTATTTAACACAAACTAATAATAACTGAATGAAAATAGAAGTTAGAAATAACAATGTGGAAAAGGCATTGCGTATTCTTAAGAAAAAACAGAAACGTGATGGATTTTTTCAATTGTTAAAATCTAAAGAGTTCTACATGAAGCCTAGTGCCAAAAGAAGAGAGGACAGAAAAAAAGGCATACAGAACATGAGAAGAGCTCAAAGACTTAGAGATCAACTGAGATAATTTACAAAATGGATTGGCTGCTGTATCGGGTACCAGAACACCGAGTGATTCACTATGGCATACTGCTGATGATCATCACGGTGTTTATGCCCATGTATATTTTGGATAGACAATTGGACAGCATTCATTATTTCAATAATTTTATAATTTTTGATGTGCTTTATTATATTTTTTATGAAAAATTTAACTTTACAAATGAAGATTAAGAGTGTATAATACACATATGAATCAAACAACTTATTCAGATAAAATTCCTGTTTACTGCTCAGACACTGATAAAACAGTGATGGCAGAAGTATTGGAATTCAAACCCAAACAATTTTTAAACGTGGCTGTGGAGAGATCCATCAGACTCGCAATGAGATATGATGCCAAACACGATCAATATGTAGGCAACATGGCCAAACTAGAATTTACCTCGAAAGGACCCAAATAAATGCCAGCATTAGTACCCATAGTGATAGAACAAGAAGCCAGAGGCGAACGTTCCTATGACATTTACAGCCGACTGCTCAAAGACAGATTGGTGATGTTAGACACAGAAGTATCTCCAGTGTCTTCCAGTCTTATAGTGAGTCAGATGTTATTTTTAGAAAGTGAAAACAATAAACCCATACATTTTTATATTAATTCACCAGGAGGATTGGTCACAGCAGGTATGGCCATCTATGATACCATGCAATATATCAAATCTCCTGTGTACACCTATGTGATTGGTCAGGCTTGCTCTATGGGCAGTCTATTGGCACAATCAGGTGAAGCAGGTCATAGATACATGTTAAAACATGCCAGACACATGATACATCAACCATCAGGTGGCACTCAAGGTCAGGCCACAGATATCCAAATTCATGCTCAAGAGATCCTTAAACTTAAAAAGGAACTCACTCAGATCTATGTTAATCACAATTCCAAAGGCAAAACCTTTGAGCAATTGAGTGCTGATATGGAGCGAGACAAATTCATGAACGCAGAAGAATCCCTTGAGTATGGATTGATAGATAAAATTCTATCTAAAAAAGACTAAAAAACGGAGGACCAACTATGAAAAATACATTGACTAGAACCAAAAAATCTAGTAATATATTAACAAGATTATTTAGAAACTTTGTTTCAAATAATGCAACAACTAGAAAAAATGAAGGAGTTATCTCAATGAGAAAAACTACTAGTATCCAAGACAGAGTACAAGCCGCTTTAGAAGCTGGTGAAGCTCTTACAGCGTCAGCGATCAAAAATAGATTCGGTGCCGCTAATCCAGGTGCTGTTGTACAGGCTCTTAGATTCCGAGGATTCCCAGTGTTTTTAAACACAGGAAAAAACGGAACTAAAGTTTACAGAACTGGCAAAGCCCCAAGAAAAGTAATCGGCGCTGGTTATCAGGCCATTGCTAAAGGCTTAATCGCAGTAGACTAATTTCTACTTCTGTTAGTTTTAAAAAGGGCGGCTCTTAGGGGTCGCCTTTTTTATTTTAAGGCATCCAGGAATAAGTCATTGATTTATATGACTTTTTAGATGGGTTTAAGGCATCAATATATTTTGACTTTTTGCATCAAAGAAGTTATTATATATATAATTAGGCAAACAAACTATAGGCAAAACATATGAAAAGGCAAATATACGTTCTAGAAGGCAGTTACAGAAATAAAAAAATTGAAAATCAGGTATTCGAACTTGTGAAACCATATCATCCATATCCACACAAAGAAGGTGGCTTTGTCACAGTCAAAGTGGAAGACATAAAAGAATTTCCAGGAGCCACAGACAGAGAGATTAGAGTATCAGTGGATTCAGAATCTCAATTGAGAGATAAAGCACCAGAGGCTCCCAAAGAAGAATCAGACCAACAAGTGGTGGACAGATTAAGAAAAAGATTCGATATCTTAACTGAAATGACCAAGGCTTGCAAAAGAGGTGACGTGAGAGCAATGATTGTGTCAGGACCTCCAGGAGTGGGCAAATCGTTTGGTGTAGAAGCAGTGCTTCAAAAACATGACATACTGACTACATTGGGTGAAAGCAAACCTAAATATGAAGTGGTGAAAGGTGCTATGAGTGCTTTGGGGTTATACTGTAAATTGTATCATTTCAAAGAGAAGGACAATGTATTGGTGTTTGATGATTGCGACAGCATATTGTTGGAAGACCTATCATTGAACATATTGAAGGCAGCATTGGATTCCAAAAGAACCAGAAGGATCTGCTGGAACACAGAAGCATACAGATTGAGAGAAGAAGGTGTGCCTAGCAGTTTTGAATTCAAAGGTTCTGCCATATTCATTACCAACATTAAATTTGATAATGTTAAGAGCAAAAAATTGAGAGATCATTTGGAGGCATTGGAGTCTAGAAGTCACTATATTGATCTTACCATAGATACTATCAGAGAAAAGATATTGAGAATCAGACAGATCGTGACTGATGGTATGTTGAAAGAATATGAACTGTCACCAGAAACTGAAAACCAAATAGTGGAGTTTGTGGTGGAGCATCAACGCAGACTGAGAGAGATCAGTCTTAGAACTGTGCTTAAGGTAGCAGATTTAGCCAAAGCATTTCCGAACACTTGGCAAGAAACTGCTGTACACACTATACTAAAACCTAGATAATAGGATCGAGATGAGAACTCAACCACAAGAAGTGATTGCTAAACTGGAAGCAGACAACAGCAGATTGGCCAAAGAGGCCATTCTGTTGTCAGCCATGCAGGAAGGTTTGGATGAATTCTTTGAAGGTGTGCGTATGTGTTTGGATAAACTTTACACATTTGGTGTTAAACAAGTGCCTGAAAAAGACTCTGTGATATCTGCTCAAGGATGCGAATGGAAAATATTCAAACAATTGGCAGAACAATTACATCGTAGAGAACTCACAGGTCATGCGGCCCGTGATGCCATCAATCTTGTGATGAGTTCAGCCACAGCAGAACAATGGAATGGATTCTACAGAAGAATACTAATCAAAGATTTAAGATGTGGAGTGAGTGAAAAAACTGTGAACAGTGTGGCCACAAAGAACAAATTTAAAAAATATCAAGTGCCAGTGTTCACTTGTCAATTAGCACACGACAGTGCCAATCACGAAAAGAAATTAGTAGGTAAAAAAATGTTAGAAGTCAAATTGGATGGTGTGAGAGTGATCACCATTGTATATCCAGATGGCAAAGTGGACATGTTCAGTCGCAATGGCAAAGAATTTACCAACTTTGGACACATAGCAGAACAAATATCACTGGTGGTTAAAAAAAGCCCACCACCATATCCTTTGGTATTGGATGGTGAAGTGATGAGTGAAAACTTTCAAGATCTAATGAAGCAAGTACACCGTAAAGAATCCACAGGTGCTTTGGATGCTGTGTTGCACTTGTTTGATTTCTTGCCATTGTCTAATTTTATGGAAGGATATTGGGATAAGAAACAAACAGATAGAACTATCATGTTAAAGGCATGGTATGATCAACACAAGAATGATTTAAACGCCGTTACAGTGCTGGCTCATGAAATTGTGGACTTAGACACAGCAGAAGGACAAAAAACTTACACTGAGGTTAATAAGAGGGCAGTAGAAGGAGGATATGAAGGCATCATGATCAAAGATGTGAATGCTCCATATGAATGCAAAAGAAGTCATGCTTGGTTAAAATTGAAACCTTTTATTGAAGTGAGCTTGACTGTGAAATCTGTGGAAGAAGGCACAGGTAAGAATGTGGGCAAATTGGGAGCATTTATTGTGGAAGGCACAGATGATGGAAAATTTATTAAGACCAATGTAGGATCAGGATTGACTGATGAAGAAAGAGACGAGTTTTGGAAAGACAAAGATGCATTGATTGGACAAATGATAGAGGTAAGAGCAGATGCTATCACACAGAATCAAGATGCTGTGAATGAATACTCGTTGCGTTTTCCAAGATTTATGAGATTTAGAGGATTTGAAAAAGGAGAAAAACTATGAACATAGTTAAATTTTTATTGCCTGAACTGTTTGATGAAAACAAAGCATTCAAAAACACTTTGCCCAAAGTCACTCGTTTTCAGATACTGATGTATTTGGCCGTAATGTGGGCTTTTATTTTTGCTTTGATCACAATGGAATTTATACATTTTGGTATTAATGTTACCACCAGTGTTATGGCTCATGCAGCCGTGATAGGCGGAATCATATTCACTCGTAAAAAATTAAATCAAAGAATTGACGGCTATAATGGTAGAGGATTAGGAGGAGAACACGAATGAAAAAATACACAATAGAAATATCAGTGGGTGATTATGTGGCTGTGGGT